TAGGGATGCTGCTAGGGCTGCTGCTAGGGATGCTGCTAGGGATGCTGCTGGGGCTGCTGCTAGGGCTGCTGCTAGGGATGCTGCTAGGGCTGCTCAAATAAATCAACTTATTAAAATGTTGGCGGGGAAATGATTAAACTATATTACCATAGGATCTTTGATGAGCTTTATTTAAAATATCCTAACGAAGACATGTACTACACTTGGTGGACTGGGAAGACTTGTAAGCTTTTTAAAAGCAAGAAACCAGCGCATTTGTTTTGTGAAATTGAATGTATAGGGGAGATAAAATGAAGGTAGAGGATATAAGGGCTAGGATTGAAGTGTTAACAAGGAAGATTGAAGAGGCTGAGTGTGGGAAAAAACGCCTACATTACAATGACCTATTCAACCTTTATAAATTAAGAGAGAATGCTAAAGATGTTCTAGCTAGTAAGGATAAACCTGACTATCTTGATGGGGGTTTTGATGATTAAGATTTTAGTTTTTATAACAATTGTGTTTGCTACCTTGTTTACTATGCCTATAGTGGCAGAGTTAATACAAAGGTATTGGCGATAACCGTGAGGATACACTGGAGGTAAGATGAAGAAATTAATCGGTTTAATGGTAGTGTTTTGTGCTTTAGTAGCGTTCTGTGAAGTGGAGTCATTTCAGTACGTCAATCTGAATAGCATAAAGAGTATGAACTTTAATGCTAATAACTTAGCTGTTGTGCTTGAAGGAAAAGCTGGAGACAACGACCCAAACGACGAAACAGACGTTACAGTTAGTGGGTTTTTAAACAACACAACATTCTCATTACAGATGGGAAACTTTAAGAAAGTTCAAACCCTAAGAATTGACTCTGATGTTTTACAATTCCTATTCAGAGCGTATAACGATTTCAATGGTATGAATGAATGAAGTATCTATTAATAGTCTTATTATCATTTAACTTATTTGCTGATGAGATCTTTGATGGTAGAGAGTACACTATAACAGAAAGTGTTACGGTTGCATGGGACCCACCTGTTGACGAGATCACAGAGTTCTGGGAACTTAGACTTCATTATATAGATATTGGTGCAAAAGATTATTATTTAGGCAGGACAAGTGAGTTGATCTTTGTTATAGATGATTGGCCTAGATCAGGTCACTTTGAAATTCAGATTAGGGCTGGACGTTGGGATGAAGAAACACAACAAGAAACATTTTCTGTGTGGGTGTCCAGCACTGATCCGATGTATGCCTCAGTAGATGGGGAAAGTGGAGCGTGGAGGATCTTTAAGAAGGTTCCGCCACCAATTTGGTAGAAGGTTTAAATAAAGGTTATAATGTATACCCATGGTAGTCATTTGTATACAAATATAAACTATAGGGAGGAAGAATGAGAAAATTATTATTGGTATTATTTCTTAGTTGTGCTTTGTTTGCAGCAAAGTATGTTGAGCAAAAGATTTCATGGCAAGCTCCTGGCGACCCTAGCATAGTGAAGCATAAGATTTTTTATGTTCCGGAAGCCGCGACAATAGACTATGGGTCTCCAAGCATAGAGATCCCAATGCCGTTCTGTGAATATGATTTGGTTGATTTGCCTATCGGTATTAATAGTGAAAGCTACAAGCTCACATTAACTGCAATAGATTTAATTGGAAACGAAAGCTCAATGTCAAGTGAAAAGCTGGTGACAATTGATAACGTGGCGCCAGAAGCCCCCCTGTGGCTATAATTATAGATTGGCTTAAAGCTGTCTATGAATGGATAAAAATGTTGTTTAGGTAATTTACTTAGGTTAGCGATATTGTTAATGTGAGTAAACTGTCGCAATACAGAGAATCGCGACAAACTATGTCGCAATACTTGGCGATTGATAAGCGATATAGTTTTTAAATAACAAAGACATAGAGCCGTGTGCTGTGAAAATCACGGGGAAATATCTAAGGTAGGAATTCGTCTAAAGTCTCCTTCGGTTGTCCGTAATCCTCAACAGCTATTAAGAAGTAATCTGGAGACATGAAAGGTTTGCGCTTCTTCTTGTTCTTTACAATTAGGAAAATAGTCTTGTCCCCAAAAGCCTGAATATTATCCCAGCCAGCTTCATTAATTCTCCCACTCTTCATTAATAAGTCCATATCACCCTTTTCATTCTGCTTATTATATAGCCACAATCCTGTGACTTTGCGTAGGTTTCCATCTCTGTTCTGCACTAGTTCACTCTTCTGGTTCTGAACATACCCCATATTAACCCCCATACAATTTAATGCATCATAACATTTTAAGCTTGACAATTCAACTCTTTGCGTTAAAATTGCCATACATGTAATGCAAAATGACCATACATATAGTGTAAGGCTAAGGGGAACACATGTTATTCTACGACGCTTCAGGGCTAGATCCTGGACTATCTGAAAGAGTTCATCACAAATTCTATAAAAACTTCCTACATGGGACAAACACTAACTCTAAATTGCTGCTGTGCGGCAAGGCAAAGTTGGAAAAACGCCCCGAAGAAAACTTCGAGATTTTGGCATGTAACATGACCAACGTTAATCACCTGAAAAAGAAGTGGGATAAGGAAATCATACACTTAGATGGTTCGGAACTTGGTGATATAGTCTCAACTGCAGAGCACACCATGTATTTAATAATGAGACTCCTTAAAAGAAACACAAGGAGAAGTGAGCCAGGCTTTACACTTAAAGGTAAAACCATAGGCATTATTGGTAAGGGTAGGGTAGGTAGGCAACTGATTGAACTTGCTAAAGCTTTTGGTATGACTATCCATGCTATTGATTTGTATAACAGGAAGAGTTACGGACCTATAGATGATTACATATTCTGTAGGGATCACATCTTAAAAGAATGCGATATCATATCTATAAACGCATCAGTTAAACCTAATAAGAAACCCATCCTTGGAGCAGCAGAGATTAAACTTATTAAGGATGGAGCTTTCATCGTCAACACATCAAGACCATGTCTTATAGATCAGATAGCTATGGCTGAACACATTGATAGGTTTGGTGGGTTTGCTTCTGACTTTAGACTACGTGAAGAGCTAACAGGACGCAAGAACGTTGTCGTAACAAACCACACTGGTGGCTACACAATAGAAGACTTAACTAAAACAAGTGAGATACTATTTGATAAATTAATAAGGAGGCTGAATGCTAGAGATGAAAAACGGGAAGCTACTACTTAAAAAAATAAGCGATAAGGTTGTTGATGGCGGTGTCATCTATACTGACAGTCAGAAACATAAGAGTTTTGAAGGTGAGATCATGTCAACATCAGGAGACTGTGGGTATGAGATTGGTGAGCATGTTATATTCTCTGAATTTGCAGGGGAAGATGTGTGGATTGACGGTAAAGAATACCACATTATAGACAGTGAAAATATCTGGGCAGTTAAAGGGGGCATGAAATGAACAAGGTTATTAAAGATCCGCTACCTGAACTAAAGAAGGGTTTAGATGAACTATCTAACACAGTGCGTGAAACATTAGGACCCAATGGTAAGAACATTTTAATAGATATGGGACCAAACGCTGCACCTCTTTCAACAAGAGATGGTGTAACTGTGGCGCACTACGTTAATCTTAAGGATAGACTTAGATCTTTTGGTGCTAACCTAGTTAAGCAAGCCGCAAGAGATACTAATAACGAGGCCGGCGACGGAACCAGTACAGCTACAGTCTTAGCTCAAGCTATCTTTACAGAAGGACTAAAGTATTTATCAGCAGGACACAGCCCTGTTAAAGTAAAGAGATCTATCGACGAGGCAACAGAGAAGGCTATTGAAAACCTTAAGAAGATATCAAGGGATGTTGATAACGTAGAAGATGTTGCTACTATCTCAGCCAATAACGATCCCTACCTTGGAAATTTGATAGCTGAAGCTATTAAAAAGGTAGGTAAGGACGGCTCTATCTTGGTGGAAAATTCAAAGAAAGCAAAGACTTACGTTAGTTTTCAAGATGGTATGATTATAGAAAGAGGGTGGGGTGAAACCACTCACTATTTCATTAATAAGAATAGAACTGTTGAATACGACAACCCAGACATCCTGATTGTAGATGACAATCTTCATAAGGTAACTCAGATTGAACATGTCCTGCAGTATGTTGCCAAAAGCAAAAAACCTCTTATATTAATAGTTAAGGAGATTGAAGACTCCCTGTTGGCAATGATAGCAACGAACAAGATAAAAGGAGGGATGCAAATTGCAGTTATTAAAACACCTGGCTTTAATAATGGTGAACTTATTGATGATCTTGCTTGTCGAAGCGGTGCAAGACATTATAATCCTGATTGGAACCCTATTAGTAATTTTCAACCCGAAGACCTCGGCAGCGCGGAAAAGATCATTATTAGACAATCTGATACAACGCTTATTCAGGGATGTGGCGACATCAGTGACAGACTTACTCTCCTTAATGAGCAAGCAGGAAACGAAGAAGATGAAGTCACAAAAGCAAGACTACAAGACAGAATAAACAGACTGACTAGCTCAGTTGCTACTATAAATGTTGCTGCCAACTCAGAGACAGAACTTAAAGACCTCATGCTCAGGATTGAAGATGCTATTAACGCAACGAAGCATGCCCTAGCAGAGGGAGTGGTACAGGGTGGTGGAACAGCGCTCCTACGGCTCAGAATAGACTCTGACGAGGTGGGTCAAAAGATATTAAACAAGGCTTTAGAGATGCCATTTAGATACATCGTGTCAAACACTGGTGAGAATGCAGAGAAGATCTTAGCTCAAGTTGAGGAGAAGGGTGGGACATTTGGATATGACGCAAGTAAAAAAGAAATGTGTGACCTATTTGAAGCTGGAATTATTGATCCTGTTAAAGTTACCAGGACTGCTATTCAAAAGGCTGCTTCCGTGGCTGCGATGCTTCTAATGAGTGGGTCATGTATAGTTACAGAGGAGAAAGATGGATAGGTATTTTAAAGAGGTTAGGAATTGGTTTGCTGGTAGGGATAGGGAAGTTGTAAGGCATTGTATTATATGTGGTGAACAAGATGTAGTGCCTAAAGAAGTAGTGATCTCTCTTGAGAGCTGCCCTACTGTTAAATGTCCTACCTGTAACTTCGTATGGCAATGGAGTCAACCAACACAAGAAGTTCTCGATGACTTCTACGCTGATTCACCTGCTATTGCAATGTGGTCAGCTATTAAACAAAGCAAGACTGAAACAACAAGACAGTGGGATAAGTTCTTATTCTTTAATGAACATGTAGGAGAAAACAATATTAAGAAGGTACTAGACGTGGGTTGCGGTAACGGCTTCTTTCTTAATGGTTTAGACAGCTCGATAGTTAAAGTTGGTATTGAAATGAGTGACAAGGCTAGGGAAAAGTGTAAGTTTGGAACCTACCCTAGCTATGAGAAGTTCTCAGAGTCTGTACATGGGAAGATGAAGTACGATCTCATAACTTTACACGGTGTACTTGAGCACGTCAAAGAACCTTACAAAGAGATAGAAAAATATCAAGAACTACTTGAAGACGATGGTGAGTTTGGTCTTATAGTGCCTAATGTTGAGTCAACTATCGTCAAAACTATAGGAGATAAGTGCTCTACATTCTGTCCTCAGCATCTTTGGTACTTCAGTCCAAGTACACTAGACGCATTCTTCTACAATTTTAATATGAAGATAGGTAAGTTTGCCACTATAGAGTCAGAGATCCAACCAATCTTAAGACATCTTAAAGGGTTCGATCCTTATACTGACCTTGGTTTTAACTTATCTGATAACGATATAACTATAGAGAAAATAGCTAAAGCTGTGGGTGGATATAAGATCTGTACCATTATGGAGAGGAGATAACATGGAGCGTCACGTCTGTATAATACCAGCACGTTCAGGGTCTAAGTCTATTAAAGACAAGAACTTAATACAATTTAATCATAAGAGTTTAATAAGGTTAGCACTTGAGCCAGCCTTAGAGTCTAAAGTCTTCTCAAAGATCATCGTATCAACTGACTACCCAAGGCACAAGATTGGTATTGAGGACATCTACTCCTCTACCATTCAGTACCTGGCAAGACCTAAAGGGTTAGCTGAAGATGACACCCCTATGATAGACGTTGTTAAAAGCATCCTTGCTGATATTGGTGGGGCTGAGGTTTGGGTGTGGCTCTTGCAACCAACAAGTCCATTCAGAACAGTACAGGATTTCCTTAAGATAAAGACAGCCTTAACTTCAGGTGAGTGGGAAGGTGCCATTAGTTTTAAACCTACTAAGGAATATATAGATAGGATTTATACTTGGAAAGAAGACCAAGCACACAGGTTAAGGCAGTGTAACTATAAGAATAAGCAGGACATTTTACCACAAGTTATACGTTCTGGCAACTTCTATGTTGGTAAGAGGGTGAATCTTTTGAGCAAAGAAACCTTTGAGGTTAAGCCTTTCTTCTCATACATGATGGGTAATATTGACATTGAGAATGCCTCAGTATCAGAGCTGCTTCATTCAAGGAAGCTAGGTACTAACATAGATGACGCAGAGGATCTTGAATTAGCTAAAGGCGTTATACGCAGAGGAGATATAATTATATAGGGGGTGCTTATCAAACTAATACTTGAAATGGCTAAGAACCATCTTGGTGATATGACTATTGCCAGGAGAATGATACAGGATGCTGCAGATCTTGGTGTGTACGCTGTGAAATTTCAGTGCTATGACCTTAAGGATCTCGTTAAGTCTCACTTTAACTACAAGAGAAATGTTAAGAGTCACCTTACTATAGAACAGCTTAAAGAGCTTAGTCTGTTCGCCGATCATATGGGTTTAAAGTTCTGGTGTTCAGTGTTTAGTGAGTCAATGATTGAACCACTTAGTAAATTCACTAATACTGTAAAGATACCGTCAACCTACTTTAGATACGAGAAGTTTATAAAAAAGTGTTACAATAAATTTTTTGATCTTCATATTTCTACAGGAATGGTTTGTGATAAAACAGTAAGAAAGCTGATGTGGGATTACGAAAACAAATACCCAAACTCTAACTATGTATTCTACCATTGCGTTAGTGAGTACCCAACAGTAGAGGCCCGGTTAAATAGGATAGTAGACTTAGATTTAACGGGGTTTTCTTATCATGGTAAGTACGTTACCACTGCAGCAATTGGTGCTGTGTCAACAGAATACACAGAGATACACTATAACTTACATAATGGCATCTCCACTTGGGACAAGTCAGAGGTAAGAGAATTAATAGAAGAAGTCAACCATTTAGAAAGACAGAAATACAACAAGGGAGAGCCTAGTGAAGATGAGGTAGAGAACTTTAAATATTATTGTAAAGAATTCAAGGGGCTACGTAAATGGTCAAAAAAATAGTTTGTATATTATCTAATAGGTGTACGTACTACAGAAGTAAGGAATTCTTTTTAAAGATAAAAGCTGATCCTGAGCTAGCTTTAACCCTTGTTATTACAGGGAGTTTAACGAAGGAGAAATATGTCAATACCTATAATGAAATTAATAGTTTGTTCACTAACGTTGTGTTTGATGTGGACAATTATAGACGAAGCCTTATATCTATGGCGACTTCTTCAACACAACTCGCAGCTAGGTTTGCTCTATGGGTATCGGGTCAAAGTTTTGATTATGGGATGGTTATTGCTGATCGGTTTGAGCTTCTACCTATTGCTCAGGTACTTGCTTACTTAAATATACCACTCATTCACATACAAGGTGGGGAGATCTCTGGTAATATAGATGATAAGGTTAGGAACGCAATTTCAATGCTAGCTGACGTTCATTTTGTATCACACCACCACGCTGAGACTAGGCTTAAATGCTTTGGGCTAACCCAGGTTCATAACACGGGTTGTCCTAGTTTAGACCTGGTTAAAAAGGTAGTGCCTGAAGTAATGCCAGCACAAGGACACGTTATTGTAATGTTCCACCCTCATACTAAAGAAGTTGAGGAGGCAGAAGAGCAGATAAGAGTTCTTATATCTGCTATTAAGGCTTTAAAGTTGGATAAGGTGTACTGGTTTGCCCCTAATGATGACCCAGGTAGTCTGGAAGTTGGGGAGAGTTTAGATGGTATTGACGTGACTTACAACCTACCAGGAGAACAGTTCTATAGGCTCCTAGCTACAGCCAGGATGATAATAGGTAACTCATCTGCTGGTATAAGGGAAGCCTCATTTCTTGGCGTGCCAGCGGTTAATGTGGGCCGTAGACAAGAAGGTAGAGTTAAGAGTGGGAATGTAGTTAACTGTAGTTTTGATAATATTAAGGAAGCTGTAGAAGAAGCTACTTACATGGATAGAATAAGGAGGATCTTGTTTGGTACAGGTGACTCTTCAGATAAAATAGTAAATAAAATTAAGGAGTTATAAATGGGTAAAGGCAAAAGAAAGAAGAACAAGGTTTCTGCAACAGGGAGTTTCATGGATCATGATGGTGAGATTGGTCAGACTACTATAACTGGTGAAGTTGCAAAGAAAAAAGAAAAGAAAGAGACTATAGCTATAAGGCGTAAGTCTGCTGATGCTTTTGCTAGTAACTTGGCAGCTATGAAAAAGCTAGGCTGGGACAAGCTTCTTGATAAGATTAAAGTAGCTCCAAACGTACAAACAAAGGTGGACTCTAAGTTAGTATTGAAAGATATTAAGAACCCACTAGTGTCTATGTATATTGGTTTCTCAACTAGAGCCTTGTATGATGCTATGCAAAGAAAGAAAAAAGTAATAAAGTATACCTGTATAATTGAGCCAAACCTATCTGTCTTTAAAGAATTGATTGCAACAGAGGATATAACAGATATTCTCCTTAACCCTGCTGTTGACTTTATCTTAGGTGTTGAGGGTGAGCCTCTTCTTCCTGAGTTATTCTTAAGACTTACCAAACCTATTAGTGTAAAAGAACCAATATCAAGAACCACACTAATATTAAATATGGAAATTGTAATTGATCCCTTTGTTAATAATACAACAGAGAAGCAAACAGTAGCCAAAGGTTATGCTAAATGTATTCAAGACACAGTGCAGCAGATTAAACTTAGTATGGGTTGTCCTGATGATCAGTTTAATAGGCATGAGTTAATGATAAAGAACAAAGAGCCTATGCTTAAGTCATGGGTTGTTAAAGGATTGTATGATAAGTTCAGTCATGTACCATGTTTCATCCTGGGTGGTGGACCAAGCCTTAATGATTTCATAGAGGAGTACAAGAAGAACCCTAAACTTAAGAACAGTATTATTATAGCTGCTGACGCAGTGCTTAAGATACTACTTGATAATGGGATTAAGCCTCACGTTGTAACTCGTTGCGAAAGAAAGCTTACTGGTATCTTTGAAGGTATAACTAAGGAAATGACTAAGGGTATCTATTACGCTGCTTATCCTTGGACTCCAACTGAGTTCTTTGATCTATTTGAAGATACTTTCTATCTCTTTAGACAGAATGGTGTTTGTGCGTTTACAGACTTGCCTCATGGTAACATAGACGGGGGTGTTTCAAGTGCAAATGCAGCTATTGAAATGGCTATTAACTTTGGATGTAAGAATATCTTTCTTGCTGGTATAGATGTATGTAAAGGACCAAAAGGTGAGACACACATTAAAGGTACGAAGGTTGAGTTTGACATTGAGAAGAGTAAGAAGCTCCACACTAAGATTAAAACTAACTCTGGTGGTGAGAGTATTACCATACCGGTGTGGCAGCGTTGTAGACGGGAATATATGCAAACTATTCAGAAATGGAACAGGAAAGGTAAGAAGTTAAACGTTATAAACACAGCTAAACATGGAGCCGTCATTCCACTCACTACATTTAAGACAATGGATAAGATTGAGGAGTATTTTCAAAAGGGTGTGAATACAGATGAGCTTATTAAAAAACACAGAGCTAAACTACCACCTGAGAGTGTAGTTGCTTTTAACAAGAAGATAAAAGACTCCGCTGTGACTTTAGATGGGTATATTAAAGATATGGATATAGCCTCTGGTCTTATTAAGGATGCTATTAAAACATGCTACAATGAGATTGAAAAAATGGTAGGTCTTTGTCATGAGACAGCTCCAGATGCTTATGAGAATATCTTACTCCTAAGAAGTAACAAGGCTAATATTGAAAAGCTGTGGGGTAATGTAACTAACACTGTAGAGATGAACTTTAAAAAGAAGATGTTTACAGAGCTACTATTCAGGGTTTTGATATTTGACGTGCTTCAACTGCAACTGTTTCATTATGAGAATGCAACACACTCACTCTTAAATACAATAGAACATGTAGATCATAGACATATGATTTATCATAAGATTACAAAAGAGTTTATGTTTCAGGTTAAACATTATCTGAAGAAGTTTAAAGAGCTTTACTCTTGAGGCGATTGCGGTGCTGGCTTTCTAAGGCCTTGGCTAACCCCTTGTGTAATAGCTTTTTGAGTAATTTTTTTCTTCATACCTTTATAGGTAGCTTCAATAAATGGTTTTATTCCTCTGCCACCACCGTAGTATAGCTTCCATGCAGTTGGGCTTAGGCCGATTAAGCCTATACTTGTCATAATTGCAGCCCCTCTTACTCCACCACCAAAACCATCAGCTTCCCTACCAATTAAATATCCTGCTGTAGGAAGACCTAAAAGCCTAACCGCAGCAGGATATTTATTTGTTAAAGCATGTTTACCAAGAGCTTTATGAGTTCTTAGAAGTTGTGCTTTCTCAAAAAGAGCCGTTCCCCACTGTGAGTCAAAACCTTTTATGTTCTCAGAAGCAACAACATCGTTAGACTTGTTTGTTAAATATTTATATGTAGCGTCATCGTATATCTTCTGCTTGTTGTCTCCAACCTTATAGAAATTAGAAACAAAATCCTCAGTGTCTCTTATCCTTTTATACTCAGCTCTTAGAAGCGGTAGCTCTACTAGCTGTTTATCTATCTCTTTATCTAAGACATTTTTAGCTGAAAGAGCTGTTCTTGTTGCTGTGTCTGCAGCCTTATTTTTACCCTCTGTTATTTTCCATACAACACCAGACTCTTTTATATTTTGAAGCAAATTTGTAAACTCTTCACCTGACACTTCCGATATATATTCTTTTTGTGGTTGTGGAACTTCAGCAAAAGTTGGAACCTTATCTTCTAACATTGATTTTTTCTGAGCTTCTTTAAGTTCTTTTTCTACATATTTAATCTCAAGCTCCTCGTTATCAAAAGCCCGTTCTGCTTCTCTTACTTTTTCCCCGCTTAACTCATATTCTTTCTTTGCTATCTCCAGATCTTTTTTCCTTATTTGAATATCTTTTTCTGTCTTGGCAAACGTTGCTTTCTTTTCTGTTAAGATATCTTTTGATTTTTGAATCGCTGAATCTTGTTGACCTACAACAGCATCTCTTTGTGCAGTTGAAGTGTCCATTGTTTTTTTGTTTAAGAATAGGTTGTCATATTCTTGAACCATATTGTCTAGTGTTTTAAAATCATCAGGTGTTTTAGCAGTCTTTTTTAATTGAATAATTTTATCTTTATAAACCTGTTTAACTGGTGTTATGTTAACCTTAACGCCTTTCGTTTGTCTCACGTCAGTTAGTTTTTGTCCAAAGCCTTTAAGTGCTGAGTTCCAAAGCTCAACAATTTCAGTACCTATTTCTGTTGCTATCTCTGTCACACCTGCGTCATCCAGTCTCTTAAGTATTGCTTTATTAGCTGGGTCTACATATGTTTTATACAACTTTGAAGCAACGCCTGTGGTTTTTTCTGCAACAACACCAGCAATTTTTTTAGCTCCTGTGAATCCTGCACCAACTATGCCGTCAGCAGCAAGGGCTTCTCTTAGTGTCTTTGTTACTAAAGCTTCTGCTTTTTCTGTTGCACCCTTTTTTAGCATTGATTTATGCAGTGTTTTTATCCCAATCCCAGTACCCATTAACAACGTAGATACAGCATCTATGCCACCAGCTATTGCTATGTTTTTGGTGCTGTAGTTATCTTTTATCCCTAAAGCATCTCCTACGGCTTGCTTCCCTAATTCGTACCCAGAGCTAGCCAAACCACCACCAAGCATACCAGCACCTAGAGCAGGTAACGCCCCAGCAGGAGCAGCTATTTTGGCAGAACCAAGACCTGCAGCAAAAGAAACTGCGCCATGACCAATATCGACAGCCATGTCAGCAGCATCAGCCGTAAGTTCTTTTATCATTCTACCTGTTATTGGTGGTTGTTGGTTTACAAGTTTACCATTAACTATTTTAAATTTAGGTTCCTGAAGTAGTGGCTTAAAATAGGAAGTGTCTGGATCAACTGGATATTCCTCGCCCGTTTCCTTATTGATTTCTGTGATAATTCCAGCATCCTCGTTGTAAGCAAATTGTTTATCTTTGTACTTCTCCTGTAAGAATTGTGCTCCCTTAGCTGGGTCTGAAGCAAAGTTTATTGCAGTAATTCTATCAGCAAGAGATATATCGGCTGGTGTTTGTTTTATATTAGATGGCTTTTCAGGTTTTGCATAAGACCACTCTTCGGGGTCTGTACTCATTTCAGAGCCTGTTAATAACTCTGCGTCTATCTCTGCATCCGACATTGATTCTACACCTATTGTAGAATCTTTTAGTAATTCCGCATCTAACTCTTCTTCTGTTAAGTTATCATATTCTTCTTCTTCCATTATTTCCTGCCTCTTTTTTCTTTCACCATTTTAAGTTTCTGCTCTCTACTCATCCCACTAAGTATTTCTTTTGTTAGCCCTGCTGGAGGACCGCTAGTCTTTTCTTTCAGTGTCATATTTCTTACTGCAACGTCTACACTTTGACCAGTAATAGGATCTTTAACGTCTTTAGGTACTGCCACTCCTGCCATATTATATCCCTGTGCTTTATACAGCTTGTAGGTGAGCAGCTGTTCGTACTTGTAAGCCTGCTCAAGCTGAATTACTCTGTCTTTAGCCTGGGCTTTAGTCATGTCAAGATGAGGAGACAGTTTTATATACCTTTTAGCATCGTAATCAGATGGTCTTGACCCCTGAATGTATTTCATTAAAGACTCACCAAACATAGTCACAACCTTAGTATAATTTTGAATATTATCGTTCCATAGGAAGGGTTTCTTTTTAATCCAACCCTCTGCAGGACCAAAATCACCACTAACTGAAGCAAACTTAGCCTTAATTTGATTTAGCATGTTTGGAAGTTGTTGCCCACTAATAATACCTTTCATCATAGCTGGCTTAAGTGGTCTAAGGGCAGATCCCTTTTCCCCAACCGCTTTAGCTTGCGCTCTATAAAGTTTTCCATGTTGTCTATTCATAAATGCTTTGCTTTTAGTTTCTGCGATTTCATCTGGAGTTTTAACTTTTGGCTTGCCAAGCAGTTCTGTTTCTTTTGTTATTTTTCCAGCTTCTTTAGTCTTTTTTAAGGTTGAAGCTTTTCTCTCATCAATTTTAGACTGAGCTTCATCATCAAGAGTTTTTTTCTGTTTTGGAGATAAAGGTACTTTCCCTTTAGTTGACCCATAAAGCTCTATCATCTCTTGCCTCTTCACGGGATCTTTCTCACCCATTATCATCATAATGTCTAAAGGAGAAATTCTTGAACCTTTCTGTGCCATTTTAAAAGACCTAAAAGACTCCTTATCTTCTGTGCTCATTTCGTCATATTCGGCAAAAGTTGTGGCTTTTAGTTTTGAGTCTTTCGCTAGTAGCCCTGCTTCTTTTATGTCAAGCCCTCTCTCTTGTAGATCAAGACCCCTAGCTTTAAGGGCTGTATCGTCAGCTTGTGCTTGTTTTTGTTGTCTTAATTGCATGCCTGTCATAAAGCCACTTGTCATACCTTTAAGAACTTCACTTATAAATAAGTTTGAATCAGACATTATGCTAACCCTCCACCAATTTGACCACCAACTTGACCACCAACTCCAGCACCCACAACTGCACCGGCCGGCCCACCGGCCGGCCCACCAGCGTAAGCACCTATAACTCCACCAACTATTGATCCTGCTATAGAACCAAAAGTCTTAGCGAAAGCACTTCTTTCTGCTGCTGATACTTTTTCTCTTGTAAGCCTTGCGTTAAAAGCATTGACTGTTTTAAGTAGTTGTGCTCTTATCTTATTAAATTTATCATTCATATAGCTCTCTGCAATACCAACATCATATCTATCTGTAAACCCAGAGGCTCTTACAAAGTCTTTAACTGCTTGTTTTTGTGTTGTTAGTGCTTCATTAAGCTCAGCTTGAGCTACAACTCTACCACCAACCCTAATACCTCTTTCCTGTATTTTCTGCTCTGCTCCCTGTGTTGGAACACCTAAAGATCGTTGAATTTTCTTTGCCACCTGTCCAGACCCGGCTAGTTCTGCCATTAGCTTAGCTCTTACTGAAATCTGTTGACCATCTGGTCCACCTGGAGCTGCATAATTACCTTCTATTTGATGCATTGAGCTTGTTATAGGTGTTGCACCTGTTAACGTATTATTTACTGCCATATGTTCTCCTAGTCGTTTTTAGCCCTATTTATTATATAGTCCCATTCTGATGGTGTTGTATATCTATCTGGTACAGAAATACCACTTTCCTCAAGGTTGTTTCCACCAGTCATTCCATAACCAGCACCAATTCCAACTATAGTTCCAAGCCCAGCATAAAGACCCATAAGATCTCTTTTAGCAAGAGCTGACAATTCCATGTCATTAATTAAAGTCTCATATTTCATTTTAATATCGAGTGCTTGTCTTTGATACTCAAGGTCTTGCAACCCTGACATTTCAACTATTTGAAGTTGTTGTTCTATCTGTGTTCTTCTGTCTTTAACATCTCTTACAGCTCCAGTAGCCTCAGCTCTTATAGCTCTTTTACCTGCTTCTGCTTTACCAAATTCTTCTGCTCCTATGATGTCCTCTGCTATATCAACGCCAGCTAGTCTCTCTGCTGTCTGTCCACTACGAAGAAGTCCTCTGTCTGCTTGTTGTGCGCCTATGACTTGTTTAGTAAGCCCTGCACCAATTCCAGTCTCATCCATTAATGCTGCTAACCCTTCATCTATAGCTTTCTGAGAAACATCTGAGCTTCTCATTAGAAGTCCTCTTAGCTCATCTTCTTTTGACCTGGACTTTTGACTTAAGTTTTCTAGCTCTCTGCGTATTTTTTTATAATTAATTGGTACTGTGGCTTTCTTTTTTTTGTCTTTTGGTTCCTCTTTCCCTAATGGATTCTGAACAAACTCTATTAAATCGTCAGCTCCCAATTTATTAGCAGTATCTCCAGCCCATTCACCAACTTCATTAGCAGTATCTCCAGCCCATTCACCAATCGAATTTATAGTCTTTTTTTTCTGCTTGTATACAGCTTTAAACCAACTGCCTAGTCCCATACTACCTTCTTCCTATTTCTTTAGCTAATATATCAAAGCCATACAGCTCCCATTTCTCATTAGCTTTCTTATTACCAAACTTCATTGCGAAGTGATTACCTGCAGCCTCTTGTGTGTCAAGTGACCTTATACCTATGTCAGTCTTTTCAGTCTTAGCTGGACCCCATTTAGCTGTCCCCCATGTGTTTTCTAAATTCGTGTTTATTAAATAATTTGTGTTGCAATGGGCTGCCACTAAACTAGCTGTCCCATAGTCACCAAGGTTTATTGTATCGCATTCCCCTGTGGTTATTGGTCTTACATATCTTGTGCCAGAATTCCAGAAATACATTCCATACCCAGCAAGGTTACAAGCTGATATGTCAGCGCTTACCACTACTTGTGAAAGATCTGTTGAAAAAATATTATATCTTAAAGTCGTTGCAGTTATAAGTCTTTGAGCTGGGTCTGCTATTGTTGCCAGGCTTCCCGTAACATCTTGTATAGTATAGGGATGGACTGGTTTTATGGTTGATGTACTGGTAGATTCAAAAACAGCCGTTGCTCCAACTGTAGAAGCTGAATATATTATCCATTCGTAATCAAGGGTAGCAATAGCACCAGCCCCACAAGCATAATAAAAAAGACGGTCATATGGTGCTATTTCAGTAAGCTCATACCTATTTACATGAGCATCTTCGTCAAGTGAGATAAAGTAGTTAGCCCAAGACTGACAAGAATAATCCCATGATAAAAACTTATATGGAAGCTCTATTATAGAGCGGCTTCCACCAAGACTTATCAAAGTAAGATCACCAAGAACATCATCTACACCATATATAAGCTCGATAAGAGTAGCACTCGGTGGAGGATCAACAACAAAAGATAAAAACTTTGTTGCCATTTCGGTAGTAACTGCTGAAACAGTAACATCTGTTCCACTAAATAGGGTTCCAGATGATTCAATAGTTCCTGAGAACCTTGACTCTGTGCCTGTAGCAAAATCACCAGCAGTCCAAGTTAAAAACTTGTTGTCATATTGACTTATTGAGGCAGTAGCAGCTTCAGAAGGATTATTAAAATCCATGATATAATTAACATCCATGTTAATATCACCAAGCTGTTTAGCTCTTGTGGCTATTTGCTTGAAGTATTTAAGGTCGTCAGGGCTATCAAACCCGTAATCTTTAGTCCTAAGATAAGAGTTAATACCTAAGATGCTAAAGGTTGTACCTGTGTCAACGTCAGAACCCCACACAGGCTCTACAGTGATCTGTGTCCCAGTTGAGTCTGTTATAGTTCTAAGGATAAAGTTTGATCCTGTTGATCCTAAAGCCAGCACGCTTAAACCTAGTAGACCGTCACCATTCGCATCAATTGCCTGTGAATCGTAAAAATTTACTGTGTTTCCACCCGTTAGTGTACTTGGCACAAGGTTGTAGCCAATCTCCTTACCGTTGTTAACTCCTTGATCTAACTTATATAAATATCCTTTATTGTCTCCACTTATAAGCCGCTCTTGTGAACCCTCTACAAAATTAGACAGGACATCACAACGCATATCGTCATAAGGAGTGAACCATTTCTTATCAGTGAAGTCATATACAAACACTACATCGTTAGAATTATTTCCGCTACTTGGTACTGAAAGCCAATATTGATTCTTACCTCTATGGTAGGCACCTGAAGAATATTTCTTCATTACATGGTTTACGTTCTTAATAGCGTCTTCTATAGCCCCGCTTAAATAAACAAGCTGTTCACCATTATAAGCATACACCCCAAGTTCAGAAAGAAACATTACCTCGTTCCCTGTAGAAACTATCGTTTTAGGAGCAATACACCCTATGTTATCATTGATCTGTTTCATGCTAAAATCATGAACTATAGACTGTGCTATACTATCGATATTACCTGCTGCAAGGAAAAACTGGTAGAATGTACTCTTTTTAAAGACTACAATATCACCCTTAAGACTAGCCCCACCTGTAATACCACCGTGTCTATCACTACCACCAGCCCAGTTTGCAAGTGCAGAAGGGTATTGATGTGGTTGTGGTACGCCACTTTCTAAAGATGATAGGTTAAATCTGCTCTTAGAATCAACGTCTGTTGAGTCTTTAATGTTAAGCATTGCAAGTCTATTCTTAACTGAGATTACATACTTGGCAGGATAAACACCACTTGCACCAGTAACGCTACTTAAGTGTGTTGCTGAGGCTTCTGTCCCATTCCAAATTATAGGAGGGTCATAACCATTAACACCCACCACGATATCATCAGTACCATCTCTAGGATCTTGAATTTGAACAAAAGACCATTGGGCTTCCTTTGAATCATTAAGTCCTGTTAAGAGAATTGATGCGGTCTGAGAGTCGTATTCCCAAAGATTAGTTCCTGCTGCAACGATGTGTTTAGCTACTTCCACACCCTCACCACTTTTAACAAGTTGAAAATGACCCTTTATCTCGTTACCATCTAAAGCTGTCAATTCTCTGACACCTGTTTTAGTAAGGGCTGAGTTAAGGAGTCTTGTATAGCCATTTCTTTGTTTTATAGTTGTGGTAGTTATCTCTGTGTTTTTACCGTCATTGGTTTGATTAGCTTCCAGTCCAGTAAAGTCAAGATCACTTCTATAACCACCAGCTAAATTATCTAATGTTAAAGCTTTAGGGAAGACTAAGCTCATTTATTGTCTCCGTTCATATTAACGTATGGTTTAGCAATAATTTGTGCTGTTTCTGGTGTGCCTCTTGCTTCACCAACTACGAAAGTAAGGTAATCAGCATGTTTTATAAGGCCCATGTCTTGATATGGATTAACTAATGTCCCAGCGCCAGCACCAAATTTCACACTTGTACCAGACGTATGAATTGAAAACTCATATCCAACTCTGGTTCCTCTACCTAAGTATTCTGTGGCATATACGCTTGTTGCTGAGTTAGTTCTAAGCTCCATAGTATAACCAAATGCACCAACTTCTTGATCGTAAGTTATTAAGGCAACATTTATATAAGTACCTGTACCAGCTACATTAGCTCCCTGAGACCATCCAAATAAACCGTGACCAGTTTGACTTGTTGGTTGATAAGCAAACTTACCAGTTGCGGGGTCAGGACTATAATTGTTCTGGAGGTTTTGACATGTGGTTGTAGGTGCATAAACAGAGCCTATTAACCTTTTGCTGTCATAATAATAACCAGCAGCAGACAAACTGAAATCAGCCGTAGCAGCTATTGATGAATCTTCAATTAAGAATAAGTCTGATGCTGTTATCTCCTCACCTGAAGCAGGAAGACCACACACAACATAAAGACCATACCGCATTATTCCGCTATCATGGTCTGATAATCCACTTGTACTAAAACCATCACTTATCGTACATACCTTGCCTAAGATATCAATTTTACCAGAGAATACCCTTAAAGCTCCTGTACCATCTGGCATAACATGAACTGTGTTTATTCCTTTTTGTGCGTAACTTGTAGCACCTAAAGCATCCTCTAATCGAGTACCAGAATAAGTAGCGTTAGAGTCAGTAAAAGATACCTGTGATATAGAAACTGTGTAAGCCGCAGCCATATTCTCACTGTTAAGTGCGTTGATAGTTGTGAACAGGTCGTCAAAATTCCTGTTTGTCTCAGACGCATCTGCAGTTATCTTATCTAAGAACGTGTAAGTCTTTGCAATTGTTGCCATTTATTACTCCTTACTTTCTTAGTGTTCCATGAATATGTCCGACAAATGTGTCAGCTCCATGTCCACCAGCATTAGTTGTGTGGAAAACAACGCTCATATGATTCATGTTGTTTGCAGAAATATGGTTTGTTACAAAAGAGTTTGTAGCACTACCCTCTAAGATACTTGTTGCTGTAAAGTTTGTTGCTGTACTAAAATACCCAGTGTCTTCAAACGGTGAAAAACAAAGGGCATACGGAACTGTACAGGTAGCACAACTCTTAATTGTCACATCAAAATGTTCCAAATCTCCGATAAAAACATTTGCAACTGTTGTGCATCCTGAAATTAATACTGCAGAAATGTGTAAATTTCTTAATTCTACCTTGTCACTCATAATCTAACTCCTTTTTTTTCTTTTCACTTGTCTTGATTTTTGTACCTGTCTATTGTCTGCTGTTCTCATTAAATTTGAAATCAGCCTATTTCTTCTACCAAGGATCACAGCTTGTGCCTCGGCGCTTGCTTCCTGTTTTATTAGTCCATTCTCAACTACTCCCCACATTACTAATTCATGGTGTTGGTTAGGGATTGTTGAGCATGAGCTTGCTGATGTTCTAGCTTCAACTTGTCTTGAGTAATAAAGCCTTACTGCACAAGTACCAGCTTTTGTTGGTCTTGGCCTAAATAAGATACTGTCACCCCTTAAAGCGTAGTGATTAATATCTGTTATGCCCGTTACATTATATGTTACATCAGTGGTGTATTTGTCTTTATCATTGAAACTCATTGGATATATCTCAAGTGGTGCAGAAGTATTATTGTTATCCTCAACCCTTATAATATTAATAAGATCGGTTGGGAGGGAATAGGCTTCTTGTCCTGAAATAATATCTATAGCTGTTGAAGTTACAAACCAATTCTCATGAGTCTGAAGAAGAATGGATTGTACTTCTACCTGCGCCCAATTAAACCAGTCTGTCATCTCTGAATCTTTAAAGGTTGTGCTAGAGTTATCAGGGAATGTCCTTGTTGCTGGCAGGTTGTCTTTTAAAATCTTCCTTGCACTATCTAAGGTTTCTAAGAGTGTCATATCTTGTGTTTCTCCATATTGGCCCTGTGTGCTCTTACATTGTCACCAGATCTCATAACTACATTGTCACCCTTGTCTGGAGCAATCCAGTCTGTTTGAGCTGCAAGAGGGTTTATCATTTCCATATTTACAAGATTGTAGTTGTCTTGGGCTATATTGATAAATTTGTGTTTGGTTTTTTCATCTCTTGATCGAGTTCTAGCATCGAACTTCTTCCTGTTTAACCACTTCCAGTTCTTATTAACCCTACCAGTGTCGGAGCTTTTAACCCAGTCAAGAATTCTAACGTCTAAAGGGTAATACTTTTCAGTATCACCCCCATCAACGTATATACTTTCAACTAAAGGTGTAATTAGTTTATTACCTGAAGCCATCTTATACCAAATTTCCCAACGCTTATCGCGGTTGTTCCATTTGACTGATAGGCTCTTGTCATAAGCTTTTAAAGCCTTTGTTATTGAAGTATTAGGTTTGAGCATTACTGCACGTCCCTAGTTGGATCTAATTCAAGTGTGATTGCAATTGGAACTGCCTGTGTGTCTACTGTTGCTGAAATAGCAACGTGTATAACGCATCCTGCTGTAAGCACGTAATTTGAAGAAGGATACACTTTGTGAAATCTATTGGCTAACCAATCAAGACTCCCTGTCATATTTACTAATTCTGGTGATAGTTTAGCAGACCAAAAGTTTCCATTCCCTGCTAAAGCAATAGGAACTTCGTCATTTGTAGCATTACAAACAGAAACTGTAATTCCGTTAGAAGCAGAAATTACACCGTCATTTGCAAACCATAATGAATCTAGTGTACAGTTGTAAGGCATTAAATACTCACCTCTGTACCCTGCTGACAATGAATAACCAGCCGTGTTGTGCAGAGCTACATTTACGTAGTTCTTTTTAAGGACTGAGTCCTGTTGTAAATTTTTTCTTTTGATACCCATTTTCTTACTCTCCTCTATGGAAGAACCCAGGCAGCGGGTTAGCCACCTGGATTTCCGTTAATTAATTAAATGTCTGTTTTGATTTCTCTAAGGGCGAAACAACTATTAGGTGCAGCTTCCTCACCAGGAGCAATCTGCATATATCCTTTAACAAAAGCTTCGTTCTTATCGTAACCAGCTACATTCTTAAGTATTGAACCGTCAAGGTCATCAAAACTAAAATCATGTAACATGTACCATTTAAGAGCGTCTTTATGTAGACCAAAAAGCTCATTATATGGAGCTTGAAGATCTTTAACTAAAGTTATTCCATTAAAAGTTAACGCTTCGTGTCCTGAATCAAAATTCTTTGAAGCAAAACGTCTGTCGCCAGCAACACTGTCTAAGAAAGCGTCCACTACATCATATTCAGCGAATATAATGTTAATGTCTTTACCACTTTTCTTTTTGGCTGAGCTTAAACATTTTTGTAAAAGTGAATTGTTTATAAGTCTTACTGCACCAGAATTCTGATTAACGTAAGAATTCCAACCTGCATTTGCATCTCTGTCTACATTAAATATTGTAGCATTACCAAAAAAGGCTGCTGTTATTGCATAAACATTTGTTGAAGTTGTGTCATCAACAATAGCTCTTAATCCTTTAAGTTCTACGCCTCTTCCGCCAGCTCCGCGTCTAAACATGTAATTCTCAGAATTAATGTTCATACAAGAACTGTTCACTACTGTATCAGTAAGTGTTCCACTGTTAGCTGCGATTGTGATACTTGATACAAGTACAAGTACGCTAGATGTGAATACTGCTACGCAAGATGTATGACCTATGTCAAGAGCTTGACCAACAGAAAGATACCTAGCACCAGGCTGTCCAGCATCTTGATATTGATTAGCAACAGCAAGATTAACGCCTGTTGAACTGTCGTCAAACATAGCCAAGATTCCTTGACCTTCGCCATAACTTTGACGCCCAATGTCAAACATTAAATCAGTCTTAACGCCTTCCATTTCGATTCCAAGAGCTTCAGCAAAAGCTGTTTTCTTAGATGCGGCCAAAGCCTGACCTGTTAAATTAATTCTCCCATACAAATAAGCTGATGTAACATAAACAGAGTCAAAACCCTGATAACCAGCAGTAGGAAGTGATAAGCCTTCAGCTCTTGCACCGATACCTTGGTTTCTTGCAGAATGAACTGGATAATTAACCCTTAGTCCATCCCATTGTTTACTTGATTCCTCAAGATACTTCTTGAGTAATACTTCGTTATTAAAAGTTTCTTGGAACGCTGCTCCATAGAATTCTTTTAACATTGCTGCGTATAACGCATATGTTTGTCCCATTATTAGCTCCTATCTAATTGTTCCGCGTATTCTATCATACGCTTCTTAGCCTCCTTGAAAGTTTTTGGTGCTTCCCCGGTAGGCATGTTAAGTTTTCCGCTTTCTGTAAAGACTGGTTTCTTAGCGGCTTCTTTCTTCTTGTCCATCATCTTAGTAAATTTATCCTTTACCGCCTTATCAAAGTAGTTGTGTGAATACTCAGCACATTCCTCTAATGACCAGTCGGGCTTAGTTTTCTGAACTACGAATACGTGTTCGTCATCAAGTTCAGGATAAACTGATTTGAGGTTTTTAATGTTAGATTTCAATCTTGTGATTTCACCTTCAGTCTTCATTTGACTGATTGTGCTCTCAAGAGAGTTAACCTTTTCTAAAAGAGGGTTGATCTTAGTATCGATCTTAGCTGTGTCGTCAAGATCAAAGTCGTAAGTATCTTCCTCTTTAGTTCTCTGAATCTTGGCTATTTCAGATTCATAAAAAGCTTGAGTCTCAGATAAAGCCTTGTTGACTTCGGCTGCATTGTTAGTCTTCATTTCCTCAAGAGTCTTTTTAAGTTCTTTTGCTTCCACTGCTTTCTCCTTAAAGCGAGCGTAAGGAATAGTTCTGTCTTCAGCAAAAACCTCTGTTTTAGAATCCTCAGCCTTAGCTGTATCGGTTGATTCTTTAGCCGGATCAGTTGACGCTTCCTGATTAGTTTTTTCGTCTTTAATTTCTTCACTCATCGTGAACCTCCATTTAACGCCTGTCGGCGATAACGTTTTAACGTCTTTAGTGACGAGTTATTAAGTGGTCACCTGTTGACCAAAAGGGGTATTTACAGCGGCCTGGTTTTGTTCTCCTTCAGGCTGTTGTGGCTGTAAAAACTGTAAATGCTGTTGAAGTACCTGAGTTGCTATTTGTTGTCTGTCAGGAGGCAGCTTCCTAAACTCAGGGGTTTGTATGAACTCGCTAAGAGCCCTTACATAAACAACGTGGTTATCAAAAGGTTGTACTGGAGGCATTGCGCCATTTTTAATCACTTCAATATCTTCAGCAACGACTGCTTCTGCAGGATCTTTACTCCTTAGAATAAGATCTATATTCCCAGTAGCGTAACTCTTAAGTAGGGCATCAGGATCAGCTATGATTCTTCTATCCCACATATCAAGTAAGGTTTGACGTATTGCAGCTTTAGAGCTGGCAAAACCTGACTCTAACTCAATTGAAACATCTGTTTGGTTCTTTAAGTCTGTGTTTTTAAAGACAATAACAGATCTTTCACCAGAGAGCGGACCTATAATTTTCAGGGTTCTTTCGTCAGTGTAGAACTCATTAGCAAGCATCAATTCTAGTCTTCCTTCTTGAATACTAGCTCTTTCCATGCTCTTAATTGTTGGTCCAAGACCTATATCTGACAGTTCAGCCATTGTTTCAATTGCTATACCTGCTGTTAAGCCTGAGAATGGTTGTTGATCTACGGATCTTTCCCCACCAATATCCCTAATATCATTAATGTCTTGATTTTGATTTTCAATTACATAATTTGGTAGGGGAGTCACACCTATTTGTTGAGGAGGATTCATATTCCCATTACTTTCTAAAACCTCACCTTCCTCATCTGTAAGTGAATCTGCGCTCAGTCCACTTCCGAGAGGAACCCACCATTTAACATTTGCCATTAATTGAGCGTTCTTAGATATCTGTGTTCTTGCTTGGTTATAATGCTGTTGTATTGGTATTAATCTTGTTACTGTACTGTTGCCATAGAAGCCAAAAGGATTCTTATGCTCATCTATCTTAACAAATGGGTATTCTTTGTGTTCATAGGGCCAAGATTCAAACTGAAGGAGTTGATCTCCAACTACAGTTATTAAAAGACCCTCTTTATATATCCTGTTGGGTCTCATCCAGAATTCTTTAACCATAGCCATGCCTAAGTCTTTGATCTGTTCTTGCATATTCTCATTACTAAAACCACCACCTAAGCCACCAGAACCATATAAACCACCATTAGCCACTGAGCTAACAAACCTCTCAAAACGCGTAGTGTCATCACCATATTTCATTGCTTTATCTATATCAAAGTCAGGGAATTTCTGTTTAATTTCATCAACTACCCTAGAGGATCTCTCGCAAATCCAATCACTATCTTCTATCTTTTTAGAACCTGGAGACGATAGTATCTCAAATGGACTTCTTACGTGATTTTCAACTTCACCAAGAAAGTATAAATGTTGCTTCTGGCTACCATCTTCACCAAACATAATATTACCTTCAGGGTCTTGCTCATCACGAATACCTTCCCCACCATCTGCGTTCCACATTACCTTTTTAAAAGAAGACCCACATAAGACTGCGAATAAAACTGCAGTGTCAAGTTTGTCGTCTTTATTATTTGTTTTCCATATATTCTTAAGAAGCTTTTCACTTATGTCAGCACCCATTAAAACATCTTTATCCATCTTGTCTGGTAATACTGATAAGGTAGGTTTTGATCTTGTGAGTTTTGCAACGCGCTGTTCTATAAATGGAGCTATTCTATTAATGATGTATTCGTCACTTCTTCCATTGTCTATCATTATAGATCTAATTGTAGGGTTGTACTGTAGGTGTTGAAAGCCAAAGTTATACGCAATATTCCTAGCCCATTGAGCCTCTAGGTTTTGTCTTGCCATAAGCCCGCGAGTAACGTGATCAGTTACAAATCTCACCCACTCACTTTCACTTTTAGGAAAACCGTGTTTCTTATCTTTGTTTATCTTTAGCAATTGACCCCCCGCATCTACACTCATGTATAAAGCGGGCAGTCTCGTATCTAGTTGTAAATATTTGTTTTATTCCAGAAACAACGATTTTGATAAGACGTAAAGCCATATACACCTCAAAAGATGTTCCTGGCTCTACCAGAAATCTACTGTGAAACTCTCTCTATTTTACTACACTATAGTATTAATATCAACTAAAATATAGTGTTACTACTCTCTTTGGCTGGCTTCTTCTTCATTTGTGCTTTAGCCAGTTCTGCATTTGAGTAATCTAGGAAGCTATTAGACATTATTTTCTTTAGTAAGTCATCACGTTCTCTAATTGTGACGATTTCCTTAAAGATAATGTAGCCCAACAGTACAACTATAATCCCGTATAAAATTTCCATTAAAAATCTCCTACAGCTTCGTTTATCTTCTCTATAACATAATCTTTCTCATTATCTGAGATATCGAGTCTTTCAATGTTTATTTTTAGTTCAATGATGTTCTCGCTAGGAAAACAAGTAAAATCCTCAATGTTGGGATCACTAAAAGGGAGACGAATCTCCCCGTTAGTAAAATATTGTTTTGCAAAGCTCACTTCGTAAGGATCGGCTTTCCAGTCCCAGTTGTTGTCACAACTAAGAGTTAAGAAACTCCCGCATCCTAACAGCACGAACATCAGCATCTTTTTCACTCTTAATCTCCTTTATCTTAGCTTTGACTTGTTTCTTAATTTGTTTTTTCTTCTGTTCTAACTTATACCATTCTTTAAGTTTGTCAAGTACGAATTCGCCTAAGAATTTAAGAAGATAAGCTAATATTGCCGCTACCCAAGCTGGCATTATACGTTGTCCGATGGGTCAATTTTATCAATCTGAGCCTTAGCTAATGGATCAATAACTGGCATTAAAGCACACAAAATGTTGTCATATGGTGTTGCGCTTTCGATTGCAGAAGCAACTAACCATGCTGAAACCTCATCATAAACCAACTCAGCACTGTCTTCTAAAACTACCAAACCTTTGTCTTTTAAGCTCTTGCCTAATACTTTTAAATCATAAGCCATAATTTACTCCTTTTATCCTCTAATTAACCAAAGCAGAACCACAATAGCTCCGCCCCCTACACCCCAAACACCAGACTTAACTGATAGAATGGCAGTTGATTTTAATAGAGTTTTAACATCATCCTTAATTATTTTCAAGTCTTCTTTTATAATTTCTATAACTTCTTCTTTTTGGCAAGGGTGTGTCATGCTTCAACTCCTCTGTAATTAAGGAGTCTATTTTTAGCATACCTCGATACTCTTACGCTATCAGATTGATTTCCCCCAAGTATATGAATATACTTACTATCTTCCTTTATAAAGAAACCTACGTGACCTCTCCAGTCATTTATGTGATATCTCCAAAGAACTACAATGCAACCTCTTTCTGGCTTGTAGAGAGAGCGGCCCCATTTGAGCCAGCTTCTTGCGTGTGCTTTATCGGTGCCTATGAGGCCACTCTGTTTGATGCACCAGTTGACAAAAGCAGAACACCAAGCCGTCTCATCGTTCCTTGAATCTAAATCTGTGCATTTATGATATTCTAATATTCTAGGGTTATCACCTATGCGTAATTCCTTAACCCCTTGTTCTCCTAATGCTGCCTTAAGCCATAAAGGATCACTATCTTCTATCTTTGTTTTCTTAGCTCCAAAAATCCAACACATTACTTGACCTCCTTAAATGAGCTTAAGTCTGTGATCTTCTTTAAGACGTCTGTACGCTCCTGTATGGTTAAAGTTTCCTCATCCCTTACTTTCTCCCAGGCTGATCTTTCTTTGTGTTTTTCCATCAAACCGATGAGCTTTATTTCTCTTACCCTCACAACCCTTCGGGCTTCTTTTTGTGCTATTAGTAATGGGTCTGGAAGTAGTCTATCAACTTGGACAGAGCATATATCTGGCTTACAATTGTCAACCTGAAAACAAGCCTCTTTTTTTATTCTTAGACAATCGCTAAGTTTTTGATATTTTGTTGTTCCATGAAGTCCTTGATTTTCTTTAATAATGTCGCTTTTTGACGCATAATTAGCAGCAAACAAATTAAAACTAACAAAGAGTATTAAATACTTCATTACTTGGCTCCTATACAATTAAACGTGAAATCACTGTCAGATTTGATTGTGACAGTCGTAACGTGCGTAAATATTCTTACGAGATCTTTAGTTGTAGCTGTTCCGTTTTCATTTAACCCACAATTTCTATACAGTTCGTCAGATGCCACACATGTGCAATGAGGCGCTGCACTAAAAGTCCCGCTTTTAAAATTAACGGTATAATCACCTGTTGCAGGATTGTCAACGCTTGAGATACAGTCGCCTTCTTCAGATGTAACAGTACCGTTATTTTCTATTTGGCCACCACAAGTCCTAACCCCACCACTTGCGCTTGACTCTACATTATTAAGTATTTGTGGCATTGGGATGTTTTGAGTAATTGGCTCGACTGTTACTGATAAATTACTTGTTAGTATATAAGCGTAACAGCCACCCCCACCAGCAGAGCGTTTGGCTTGAACCACAAACTCTATATCGGTTTGTACGGAGTCATAATAAAAATATCCAATAATAGAAGACCCAAGCGCCCTTATAGAAGTGGAATGAGTTATTGAATTAAATTGTCCTTTGTTATCCGTCCCATCATAAATAGAATACTCGCAAACAGTAGAAGATGTAACATAAACAGTTATAAATCCACCTGTTGCAGTTACCCTATACCACCCTCGATTAAGTTTTGGCATTGTAAGTCCAACATCTCCAGCAGTTGTTGTTATTGTAGCACCCCCAGAATGAGTTTTGTCACCAGCGATAATATCTGCATCAGTAAAAGTAACATATGCGGCGGTATTAGTTGTTGCTTGATGAGTGGCATCTAGCGCAATCTCAACACTACCAAAAGTATTTTGAGTATTAGCCTTATAAGCTACCTCGGAGGCTAGGGGGAATCTCATAACGATTATTTTACCATTTGCATTATTATCTTGTATTCTGCAAGCGTTTGAACCATCCGCATCAATTTGCATATTTATTGTTCTAGTTCCTGTCGTTGTATATGTATGCTGTCCAACTAAAACAGGAGAATTTGATGTCGCGTCATTAGACCAGACTTCCCCTTGTCCAAAAGTGTTCGTGCCATCATAAAATCTAAAACTACACACCATAGAATTCGTGGTAATTTTTGATAGCTGCCCGACATAAGATAAATAATATTTTCCAGGGGGCGCATTTATTAGCTCAACTCCCGCATTAATTCCGGCGATAGCAGTTACTTTTCCGGTTACAATAGTTCCGCAATCAGCGTCACTTACATTTGTAAAAGAAGCGGAAGTTGTGTTCCACCCACAATCGGTATCATATTCAATAGTTCCATATATCTCAGCACTTGACGTATCTTTTATATTCATCCTATAAGCATCAGCGATTAAAGCTGAGTCATAATTACCAGTTGCGGCGTCACCCTCTGCTTCAATCCGTAATTGAACTGAACCAGCAGCAGGGAAGATAAAATTAACACACAGCTCCGTGTATCCCACATGTGCTACAAATGGTACACTCACAAGCTCATTAGCTGAACTATCTATAATATTAAATTCTATATTTGCGTCTGCTCCTGAGTATCTTATACAAGCAACTCCGTTCCTAGAGTAAAACCCTGCTGGCACTGCATATAAATCAGTTTCTAAGTATTCACCATCAGCATCAGGATCGTAAGTAATTGCGTAATTGCCCTCTGCTTCAGTTGTTGTAATGGTGTAAGTTGTTGGAGTTCCACTAGAAGTCCAATTTGACTTACCACTTTCAAACCCTGAGTTCTTTGTAATTAAGTTAGTTGCTGCGAAGTTTTGCTTTGTTGCACTTGTTAATGTTGCTGCCGCGACTAAACTTGTCATAAATAGATATAAAATGGCTAATCTCATATACTTACCTCTATTAAATCTGAATGTAAATTAAGCTGAACACTTGCACTGTTGTCTACTTCGTGAAGGGCTACGTTAAATATAACTCCATCCGATCCACTTATTGCTGCAGCACAAACCTCACCAGCCTCATCAGTTAATGGGATTACAACTCTATAAGGTGTGCAAGCTGCTGTAATTGTTGTAACATCGTGAGATCCAGAATAGTGTGTTGAAGTTAAAGCGTACAGGTCTATACCCATCCTTATAACATCAACCTCTGCTGTTAGCATGACGCTACCTGTCGAAGATGCCCAAATTGAGGCTATTAAAGTAACTTGATCTCCAGCTCCGTGTGAGTCTGGTAGGAGAACTTTACCTTCTAAGACTTGTGACATGCCAGCTTCAAAAGTTCTAGTTTTAAACCCTTGTATAATGTCTTCAACTGGGGCATTACCACATGCGTCAGTCCAGTAGATACTAGCTCCACCACCGCCGCCACCTGCACCCGCAGCAGGAATTGTTACAGCACTCCATGATGCTCCATCCCAGATTAGTATATCGCAAGCTGAAAGAGTAAGGGCTCCAACATCTCCCACAGAAGACAAATTTGAAACTGTTGAAGATGGGTAAGAAAGAGAAGTGGCTGACCATGACGCTCCATCCCATATGAGAATGTCATCAGCAGAAAGTGTAAGATCTCCTACATCAGTTACGCTGGAAAGTTTTGATATTGTTGGGGAAAGGCCAAGAGCTAAAGATACTGGGTTCCATGTTACACCATCATACCGCAGAACGTCATCGGCTGAGGCATCTCCACATACATCTGTTATTGAAGATACAGAACTAATACCACCCGCAGTAGCTAAACCAAGGGCAGAAAAGTCTATCATTGAGAGTTGATCGTTTAAGCGTATGACTTGTACTACTTTGAAGTTTGCCATTAAACACCTGTAAATTGCAAGTGTTCTAGACACCAGTCATTTCGGTTATTATATCTCTTTTATGGCTTTTTGTCTACCACCTATATTTGGTTCTTTTAACTACCCTCTTACCTAATTCTTCTTTATTCTTCCATACTTCAACTTCGTTTGGTGACAGTTTAGAATCTTTCCATTTATCTTCAATTATTTCATTGGCTGGGATCATTACTTGCAATACGTTAGCTAGGGAGTCAATTAGATCATCATGACGAGTTCTGGGGTACATTGTAGTTTGATGGATTAATTCGGTCATATCCTTCTTATACCAGATCTTTTCGTTCTCAAAGTAAGGTTGTAGTGCTTTAATGCGCATTGTCTTAGTTCTAGTGCTATTTGGCTTTAATTCCGTTATTGGGAAGTAGAAATTACGCTTTTTCATCTCTTCTGCGAATATATACTGATATGTTTGCTGATTTGCGTTAACTTCAAGCCCTACGGTCCCACCAAGGTGAATTTCATGCTCCCCGACCTTCTCAAATATTAAATTTACCATATCTCCGATAGTTGACTTGTTATTTATCGCTTCAAGTACGAATATGTCGTTTTCATGAGTAATTCCGCATACTATTATCCCTGTAAAGTCAGAATACTTCTCATTTGTTGATGCAGGGTCTATTAAGATGAATTTACGGATGTTTTCAGGTGCTTTATCGTAGAAACGCAGCCAGTCTTTCCTAAATATAGCAGAATCCTGATCTACGGGTTCGTTCATGTACTGATTGGCAAAATGGTGCGCTCCCTGACCCTTCTTTTGCGTTTTTAAGAACTCCCTAGTTAAACGGGAAGGGAAATAGAGGGTACCGTCAGGGTGAATTGCTCCTCTTTTATGCACGATAAAGACGTTCATTGCCTCTTCTAAGAGATAACCGTATAGATCAGCGAATGAATAACGCGTATTATGCACTGCAAAGCCATTAGCAATGAAATTTTCATTATCTTCAATTGTTAGATCATAAACCTCTTGTGTTTCGTCTTTCTTAACAGACTGGATAATATCCATTCTTACGCCATCTTGAGGGAAATATTTAAACTTACACTTATTTGTTATTTTAGATGGGTGTTCAAAACATAATCTAACGCTCCAAGATGTTGAAATTACTGGTTTTGGACTGTTTGGTGGTTGCAAGGTTCGTGTTCTAGATGTTATATTTGTAGTTCTAACAGAACAGGTTTTGGCTAAAAGCGTAACATCATGAATTAATTTTTCGCTAGAAAGCTCTAGGCTATAGGCAAACCCAACTTTGTCTTTACTACCATCAGCCTCGACAAGGCCCTCCAAAAAGGCTCTTTTTATGTGCGTTCTGCATTTAAAAATCCACTGAGGAATGTCTTTGTTTTTAGCTCCTTGTTTGAAATCAAGGTCAAAGAACTCCTTTGCTTTTTTAGTTGTAACCCTATAATAACCATTTTTCGATTCATATGGGGTTCCGAAGTATTTCTTTAATAAGCTTTTTATCTTATCATTAAGTATAGGGTAAGCTGATTTAGCAATTGATATGTAATAAGACTTGTCGTTTTTAGCAAACCAACCATCACCAACTATAAAACCAAGAAGCCAAGCCATTTCATTTGTTATGTGTTTTCCAAATACTTTTTTTCTGTATTCCCTGTTGATTGATTTTGATGCAACGACAACGTCACCGCTTTTAAGGTCTTCTGCTTTAACCCACTTTGTTTCCCAGTCAAACTGCGTCCCTTCTATTTTTAAAAAAGGGTGGTTTGGCGTACAGGTCATTTTAGAACTATTTGACCTAACTTCAACTGTTGCCGCCTTGCCTTGGGGAATAACATTTAAAACTTTTTTCTTTTGAAGGCCCAACTTTTTATCTAAAGACCAAACAAAGTCACCAACTTTAATATCCTTTATTTTCTTATAAGTACAATCCCCCATTAAAACCATGGATTCGCCAGCTAAACAGCCGACTATTATAAGCTCACCACCGGGCTCTAAGATTGAAAGGAGGAGCTTGTAGTGTTCAATTAACTTAAGGGCTTGTTCTGGGGTGTTGATGTTTCTATTAGACACAACATCATCTAAGATTATGAGATCATAGTGAAATCCGACTCTAGTTTGTCCCACACCACTTACTGAGATTGAGGCTTCTCTAGCTACCTTTTCCCTACCTGCAACTGTTATCTCTTCTTGTCGCCACACCGCATCACTAGGTTTCTGATCTCCGAAAATACCTTTAAAGACTTTGTTCTCTTGGATGTGAGCTGCGATTGCTTTTAAGAAGGATTTAGATTGTGTGAAGGTTTCTGAGCTTATTAAGACTCTAAGGTTAGGGTCTTGCATTAACCTCCATAGTGGGTAACTGATTGTTAATATGGTTGATTTAAAACTACCACGAGGTAGGAGGAAGAGTTTCTTCTCTTTAGTTTTGTCTTGAGCTACGTTGCAAACTTCCCTATGAGGCTTAGGCATCATAAGGTTGTAGCCTAGGATTTCCTTACAAAAGAAGTACAGGTCACTTAGTGCTTTTTTTCTTACTTTTTCTGAGGAGTTCATTTAATTTAGCGTCCCCCAAGTTATTAACGTGCAAGTGTTGATTTGGTGTTTTAGGTGCCTTCATTTTAAGCCATAACTCTATAGCCTTAAGACGCAGCGGGCCATCTGTAAAGGTATGTACTTCACCGTTCTTATCGAGCTTTACAGACTCCCAGTCCATGAGTTCTTTTAACTTACCTGCAATGTAGTCTTCTGTAAGCCCATGCTTTTCCAAGAATATGGTTATAGAATTGTCTTGACACGCTAGATCTTTTCTCATAGTATATTAATATCATATAAAGTTAAGAAAGTCCAGGGGGGAGTTATGATTATAGGTATAATTGGATATGGGGTAGTTGGACGTTCAGTTCATAATTCATTACCTGAGCATGAGGTTCATATATATGATGTTGGGGATAAGCTGGAGTTGTGTGAGGCTTACTTTGTTTGTGTGCCTACGCCTACTAAAGGTGGGAGACAAGACCTTTCCATCTTATATGAAAGACTTGAAGAAGTGTCAAAAACCAGCCTTGTTATAATTAAGTCCACAATCCTACCTGGTACAACATTACCTGAAATGAATGTTATGGTATCACCTGAGTTCTTAAATCAGCATGAGCCTTATTTTAAGGCCGATAAACACATTATAGGAGTTCAGGACATAAAACAGGCTAAGACATATAGAAGGATCTTTGAAGGAATGCCTTATGATGAGGTTAGGACTACGGATATTGACACAGCGTGTATGATTAAACATGTGCATAACTGTTTTGGGGCTTTGAAAGTAACGTTCTTTAATGAGATATTTGATATATGTGGTCGGGAAAGGGTTAATTATAGGGAAATGCTAGGTGGACTCTTGGCGATTAATGATAACGTTGGGGAACAATATACTAAGATTGGCTCGGACGGAGAAAGGGGTTTTGGGGGAGCTTGCTTTCCTAAAGATGCAGTTGCCTTTACACACAGATATAGCCCTGAAACTCTGAAAGCTGCAGTGCTTAAAAACCACCATTATAGACCGCTGGAAATGAGTGCAGTGCTATGAACTTTGAAGACTTCTTCTCTAGCCTTATGAGTGTATGTGAAACTGAGAAGGAAAGAGAGACCCTTCTAAAGTGTGAAGGGAATTTGGCAGAAGCGTGGGAGGACTACAAGGATATGTACGAGGACTACAAGGATATGTATGGTGAGAATGACATCCAGTCCCTTAATGAACTGATAAATTCTTAAGAAAGTTGCCGGATGTTGCCGGATACGCTCAAAGTGTTTTCCCGTATTTTTGGCTATTAAGTGCTTGCAACCCATTGTAATTAGTGGAAAACGCCTAAAACTACTCAATTAAGGTCTTTCTCTATTTTTATCCCGTGTGTTATTGTCCGGTATACAACTATAATACATGACACACATTGTTAATGGGGGTAATGGCTTAGCCTAAGTATATGATATGACTATACATATATTGTATTGTATGTTAATGTACTGTAATAGGGTATGAAGTCTAACTACACACTATCATTGACCTTTTAGACCTTTATATAGGCTTACAGAGCATGCTAATGTGCTTAGGTACGGTGGCATATAGGCGCATAGGCAGGTGACTAGTCATGACTACCCAGTATAAGTGGCTCTAGGAGCGGATTATTTATTGGTTTTATTGTATTACAAAAGAGATATGCTAAGAGTATATCATGATGCGTTACTATGGTCAACAAGAGACTATACTATTATAGCTGATTAAGGAGAGCAGGGGACAGGGCAAGACGTGCGGTTTTCACAACGTCCTAAGGAATTCAAATTTCAAAAGTAAAATTAATAGAACATATTCTTATTTAACTCCCCCAAAGAAATAAAAGTCGAAATTCTTACCCCCCTCCCAATTTAGACTTTTCTCGAAAAACAATTTCAACTTGATATTCTTGGACCATGAGAGACGGTTTTCACAACGTCCTACGATTTTCACACAACGAGACACGTGTCGCAAGTGACCCAATTACAAGGCCTATTCAGGTCATGGTTTACTGTAAACTATCTAATAGGTTGGGAGCAATATGGGTATGAGTGTTGGTATTTTAGACAGGTTTTCACTGCCTCATTGTTGTGCAATGGGTGTAATCTCAATGCCTTATAATGTGGCATGTATAATGCAATGGTGTAGGTTATCTTAACCTAAACCTTTGTTGTAATGACTTGAGGAGGTCCAATGAAAAGAACTCAGGTTATCAAGGCTATCTATAGGATGCTGAACAGACATCACGGAGAGGCATACTTCACAGCATTATATAACTATTGGATAAAGTACGATCTAACACAGTGCGAGACATTAGAACAAGCAAAGAGAAGAGAGGTGTAAAATGAAAGATCTATTAATAATATGTGTAGTGTTGGCAAGTCACGTGTTTTTATCATACGCTTGCCTTTCCCTATACCTGGAGGTTCTATGTTTACAATGATATTAAGTATATTAATAAGTTACTTTATAATCGTATGGTTGACTAATTAAAGGAGATAGTATGAAAGAAAGTGGTGGCTTATGAAACAGCTTAGGTTATATATAAGTAATGATAACTGGCGCTTTCTTAAACAGCAGACTAAGAGTGATGATAAGTTGAGTGATACAGTTAACAAGCTCTTAACATATTATAGGGAATATGAGATTAACGAGTGCGATGAGGTGCCAGAAGAGCCAGAAGGTAAGTATGACTTCACAGATAGGGAGTATGACAATGCTAAAGATGAGGGAGAGCTATGAAGTATGATAGGTTAGATAAGACACTACTTGTAGTTATTGGATTATGTGCATTAGGTGCGGTTTTCACCTTTATTTACTTGACTGACATTAAAGCAAGGTGTAAAAAAGAGTTTATAGAATGCAAACAGGTTGAATTCGTGTGTAAGTTTAATAGAATATACTGTGAGAGGTACTAATGAAGGGATATAAGAATTTTAATAAAGACATGAGTTGTAATGAGTTTAAATTTAAAATTGGGGAAACGTACACCCATAAAGGAGGAATAGAGCTGTGTTCTAGTGGTTTTCACTTCCATAAACACAAGACAGATTTATTTAAATACTATACCTTTGACTTAGATAAAACTGTAACATGTGAGGTTGAGGCGTCTGGTAAACTCTTGCACGGTAATGATAAGTCTGTGTGCTCTAAAATCAAGATAATAAGAAAACTTACTAAGACAGAGTTAAAAAAAGAAATGGGGACTAACGCTGGATGGGGTAACTCAGGCTACAGTAACTCAGGCGACAGGAACTCAGGCGACAGGAACTCAGGCGACAGTAACTCAGGCTACTGGAACTCAGGCTACAGGAACTCAAGCGACAGTAACTCAGGCGACTGGAACTCAGGCGACAGTAACTCAGGCGACTGGAACTCAGGCGACAGGAACTCAGGCTACAGTAACTCAGGCGACTGGAACTCAGGCTTCAGTAACTCAGGCTACAGGAACTCAGGCTACAGTAACT